GGGCAGTCGTGCTATGCGCACGAACTATAAACATTACGTCTTTCCTACCTCCGCACGCGAAGGAATTACTAGAAAGTTCATGTAAAAGTTCGTGTGCGTCCTGCTCTAAAGAGCCCCTGGCGGCCGTATCACCAGGCAGACACATGGTCTGGGTAGTTCTGCATACCCGGCAGTGCGGGTGCCACTATGGCGTCACAATGTTGACGACGGTCATCACAGGCACGTTAATGAAAAATGTAAAATCAAAATCGGGCCCAGTGGCATAGAATGCGCTGAGAATCGTACCAGTGAAGGAGCCAGTATTGGAGTCCTTATTGAATCTCCAATTCACTGACCACCAATCATTGGAGGAGTCAGTCAACGTATCTGTGTTGCTGTACTCTCTGTTGGGGTCCATTATATTGAACCCAGCATTCGAGTAATAAGGCAGCTGTGCTGCCATACCCGCATTTGTGCGGGTGTTGGTAAGAGCCATACCGGTTTGACCGGATGGGACACCCCGGATGTCCGCTCTAATATTTGCGTCGATTGTGCCAGTGCTCTCTGCTAGCACATCCAAATCTGGTAAGCGCTGTCCGGAAGTTAACGCATCACCAAATGGGGTGCGCGACACCTGCACGGTGTCAACCCCAACAGCGCCACGGGGTTGGTCTACGTTAAAAGTGACATTGACCGAGCCCTTGTAGCCGATGAAACAGCTCCCAATCGAGACAATAGGGTGCATCTTCGTATAGAAGATACGCTGATTCGCTCCAGTGGCTGTAGTCCCCACATTCCAACCATTGTCATAGATACCTGGGGGAGGTGGGAACCTCTTAAAAGGAATCTTAAAATGGTACGAACCTGAGGAAGTGTTGCTGTTGTAACCAATGGGCTCATGCAAAAAGCTCAAAGATGAACGATGCAAAAGCTCACGTAAGCTAGTCACCCTCTCACCGAACACTTGTTGGTAAATGTCCATATCAACTCCAGACGGTGTGAGCTCATGTGCGGCATCGGAATCATCATAGCTAATATCAGCTTGTGTCACTGATGCAGTGTTGTAGCGCAGCTGCAGTTGGTTATTGCCATTCCAGATGTCAAACTCGCGGGGGCCTGCGAACTCAAAATCATCGACAGCGCTAGCAAAAACGAGGATTGTCGCAGACGACGAGGGTTCTGGGGCGGTCAGTCGGTTCAGGACTCGGACGCTCAGAACACCGTTGGTGCCTGGCCAAGATCCAGATGGTGCCAGGTTTGTCGACCAAAGAGGTGTTCCAGCCCCAGTAATATTGTACAGTTGCTGGAAAAGTTCGGGTCGTAAATATGGGACGACAAATGAACACTCGCTATCCTCATCAAGGTCCATGACGGTAGTGATGGTGTTTGGGTTACCGAGTGCAGGACTGTTGGCCAAACTTGATGTCATTGCGTCCCAGGAGATCTGCACGCGACCGCGATGGTATGGAGAACGGACCACTTTGAACGTGTACTTGATAGCTCCGCGCCACCATTGGAAGTGATTAGCAAGGAAACTCATGGGGGTGTGTGCAATCTGACCTGAGATACTATTAAACATCTGTGGGGAAACAGCAGTCGTGAAGAGCACGTCTCCAGGTACGAGTGTTGTGTCCCACTGGGTACCGACAATGAAAGATGACCTACCAGCAAAACTCTTGATAGTGAGTTCATCCGTTGTTGTGCCACCATGTTGTGCTGCACCAATAGTAGTCTCCTGCTTAGTCTGTAGAGACAGCTTGTTGACTGGCTCGGAAATCTCAGTGGAGGCCAACTGAAAGGGCATCTGCTTCATAGGTTGTACATCCGACACGTTTGGGACATTAGTGAACCCAAAGTAACTAGCAGCGCCGGCAAGAGTACCAGCGGCCATCTCGGTCGCCTTAGCATAGGCCCCAATCACAGGTATCCTCGACAGGGCACCAGCGGCCGCCTGCACGCTACTCGCTGTGCGAGACACTTGTTTATCAGCAACGAACTCAGACTGAATGATGGGTAAGTTGGTGGGACCACTGAGTGCCACGTCCTCAGCCCAAGCATACACCTGGATGTCCACATTTGAGGAACTGGTTCCGTTGGCACTAAGCAATGGAGCGTACTGCCATAACTGTAGGTAGCCCATGTTTGCTAGTGTTGTGCTCTGTGTGATGTCCATGTAAGGGTAAGGGTATATGAAAGGCAGTTCCATCTCAGCCGTGGAACAATTCTGGTTCTCTATCCATACGTGCGGTTTCTGTGATGTGGCAACGAGCGCGAGCGAAGCGTTAACTCCGACGTAAGCTGTATCATTGCGCCATCCTGATAGGGGCGTGTACGCCGCCATCATAGAACCATAGTAAAAAGGAGAACCGTTTACCAAGATCTTGATCTTGATCTTGGCACGCATGAGCCCGTAACCCGCAAGTTTATTTGCCATATTCGAATTGGCGAAGAAGGCCTGCCACGGATAAATCGTGGTCTTGAGTCCATTTGAGCCATTCTCAGCCCATGTGTAAGATGCAATCAGTCGTGGTCGAGACAAATAATTTGCAAGGTCTTGTGGAAGCTTCATGGAATCAACCAATGAATTAACGTTGCTCCCAAAGGAAATCTGAACGCCCTTAGGTTCATTCTTGAAGACAGTGTTCTGTTGGCTCACGTCACCACTTCCGTTGATAGCGTGGTCTGGCATTGACACCGTATCATACTCGATGTCAGCTTGAAAAACCACGTTAAGCCAACGTTTGCGCTTCTTATCACGGCGTTGCTTGTGGTGCATATGGGTGATGGCTTTCTCCACTACCAAAGGGGCCATATCCCTATCAGATGGTGTGGGTGTATTTTTGTTGTTTTTCATGTGGTTCTTGCTGAAATCATTGTTGTCGGGCACAAGAGCGATCTCACACTTCTTGGCCTTAGGAGCATGCTTAGAGGACAACCCAACTCTTCCGTAAATACGGTCTTCGGAGGAACACTCCATGGTGGTCGATCCCCAGGGATCCACACTCCACTCCATCTGAAGCTCCAGATCTGATGCGTGGCAGTAACTATCCTTGGGGTCCGTGGTTTCGGAATCTAATTCAACAGGCACCAACTGGCGAGCCTTAAGCTTCGGGGAAGCGTTTACAAAGCGGTGACACATCTGGTTCCAAGTGGGACGTGGCATTTCCTTCATGCGCGCTATCAACTCCGGTGATTTAGGGAGATCATCAATCAGGTTCTTAATCTGATCAAAGAACTCGCGGTCGTGAAAGAATGCTTCTGCTTGGGCACTAGCCATAGCAGCAGCAAACTGTTCCTCGGGGCTCACTGACCCGGAGGGGACCGTATAACATAACATCTTATAGATGCTCTTCCGATCCAAAGTCGCTACCTTCATACCGGGGAAAGCACTATGGTCGGCGAAACTCCGTTTAAGGAAGGTCACCTCCTGGTGCGGGATATATGGTCGGGATTCAGCTCCCTTGTCTGCCATCGTGTAGGTAATTCCGATCTTCTCGAAAACCTTCTGGATGGACGTGTGGTTATATTCAGGTTTTTCTGGGCTCACTTTCAGGTATACATCATCACCGAGCGTGTTCCGACGAACATACTTAAAGAAGTCACGAGCTAGACGTCGGAACTCCTCCTCACCATCGCCTGGTTTTGCATAGATCTCGACGTAAGCATACATGTGCAACAAATTGTTGGCAACACAGTTAAATGGGGTCGTCATCTGCTGGCCAGACGCTTCGCCACCCAACAGTGTGATCAAC